TCCGAGAAGTCGATGTCGTTGTCGGACGCGGGGCTCATCGTCACCTGGATCGTCTCTCCGTCCTCGCCGGTCTCCGAGACCTGCACGTCGTCCAACTTCTGCTGCTGCGTCACCTGGATCGCCGTGAGGGTAGCGCGCAGGGGGATGCGTGCGCCTGGCACGAGGTCGGTCATCTTCAACGCGCCGGATGGGTTCAGGGTCGAGTTGTCCGGCACCCGCACCACCAGGGGGGCGGGCAGGCGACCGGCCAGGTTGCGCTGCGCCTGCGAGGTCAGCGCCGCCTTCGTGGGGGCGTCCGTCCCGTCCTCGTCGTACGCGGCGTCGAGAATCTCCCACTCCCCGTAGTACGGGTCGTTCGCGCCGACCACGCCGTAGATGTTCCCCGTCGAGGAGAACACCGCCGCGTGCGTCGCCAACTCCATCCCGTACACGGTGATGACCGCCTCCCCGAGGAAGTCGGCCTCCGTCACCATCGGGGTCGTGTAGAACACCGTGTGCGTGTCGAAGATGAGGATGCGCCGCCCGATGACGGTGTAGTCCATGCCGCTGTACTGCGCCATCGAGTCGATGTCCCCGTACACCGTGTTCTCGTACGGGACGGTGCTGCGCGACGTCTGAGCGTCCGCCGCCATCTCGTACGTGGTCAGGTAGGGCAGCACGTTGATCGGCGGGGAGAGCGCCTCCTTGCGCGCCAGTTCGGCGTTCAGGATCGTCTTGGCCCGCACCACCGTCGACCCGATGTTCGGGTAGGCGTTGTTGTACTTGGCCCGCATGATCGTCCGGTAGGCGTAGTGGAACACGTCCCGCGCCTCGATCTGGATGGACCCCTGGTAGTAGCCGATCCGGGTGATCGGCCCCTCCCAGACGCGCTCCTGCCCCCGGAAGATCACCAGTTCGTGCCGACCCGGCTGGACCTTCTGGAGCATCGACAGGCAGTCCGGCCCAGGGTTCGTGGTGGAGATGTCCGCGATGGAGATGTCGTCGCGCTTCCGCTCCCACTTAACCTGGGTTAGGGGCATGATCTGGCCGATCCTGGACTTTCCGCCCCGGTCGTACACGTACGCCGTGTGCAGTTCGCAGCCGATTGCCACTAGATCATCACCCCCAGGGAGAGGCTCACATCCACCTGGGAAACGTCCGCTGATGCGTCGAGGTCCACCACCGCAAAGTAGTCGATCCCACAGGACAACTCGGGCCAGTCCACCGGCCCGCCGTTCGCGGAACCGTAGAGCAGGTGCGAGGCCGAGACGTCACCCGACTGGGGGGTGTTCACGGTGCCGATCTGGCGCACCCCGTCGATGGTGAACACCGCGCCCGGAGGGATGTAGGAGACCTGCACCTCCCCGCAGAACGAGCACGGGTCGATGGACCCGAAGTCCACCACGAGCGGGTTCGCGAAGAACCTGATCCGCGCCTGGCGCACCGCGACCGAGCCCGACGTGATCGTCATGATCGGCAGCGCAGCCCCGAAGCCGGGGATGTCCTGACGCGAGATGGGCAGCACGTAGCGCCGCCACGTCCCCGGGTTCACGATGCAGGTGTCGTCGATGGACGGCGGCTGCGGGGGCAGCGGCGGCTGCGGGCAGTTCGGGTCGACGGTCGGGTCGTAGGGCGCGGGGGTGAGGGTGGAGATCGACTTGCCGACCGTGCCCGTCCAGACGCCCCCGTTGATGGTGCCGTCGAAGTAGGTGCCCGCCTGGGTGCCGTTCTCCAGCATCAGCCCGTCGAGGTAGAAGAACTGCTGAATCTGGCGGCGGAAGGACGGGAGGTTGATGACTACCTTCCAGTTCGTCAGGTTGCCCGCGTGCGTGTTGGGCATGACGAACTGGAACCGCTGCCAGGTGATCTTCGAGTTCGTGACGCCGACGACGTGGAACGAGGTGGCTGCCGTGGTGTGGGTCGTCACCCCGTCCGTCGTGACGAACTGGATGGTGGCGTCCACCCCGCCCGTGAAGTACGCAGCGACGTAGAACGACAGCACGTACGAGCCGCCCGGGATGATCGGGAAGTCCGCGACCGCGTCCTGCGAGTACGTCAGGGTGGCGTTGCCGTTGGTCGCCGGGATGGTGCCCGGGATGTTCAACTGCAACTTGGCGGTCCCGAACTTGGGCGCGATGTTCGTGCTGCCGGTGACGCGCGTCAGCGCCGGGCTGCCCGTGCCCGTCGCCGTCCAGCCGGTCGTGTCCACCTCGATGGACGGGTTCGCCATGTAGTTCACCCGGGACGCCACACCGTCGGCGCAGGTCGAGTAGTCCGGGACGATCAGCGACGAGCCGCCGAGCAGGGTGCCGACGGTGCGCTCAGGCCCGAACACGTCCGGGACCCCGGCGCGCAGCGCGAACGTGACCCGGCGCATCGCCCCGCAGTCCTTCTTGTACTCCTCAGCGGTGATCGCACCCTGGGTGGCGGTCACCTTGTAGAGGGTGCGCGCGAGGTTCTCCGCGCCAGTCGGGAGGGCCGTGTTCGCCCGCATGATGTCCGTCTGGTCGGTGATGTCGAGCAGGTCGACGACCTGGAGGATCAGCCCGTCGTCCACGTTCGTCGCCGTGGTGGAGGACAGGATCAGGCTGAACGTCGCCAGGTCCGCCTGCGCCGTGAACTCCGAGACGAGCATCCGCATCCCGGAGCCGTCCGTGGCGACCCGGTTGTCCACCGGCCAGTCGTTCACCGACAGGGACAGGTCGAGGTCGCCGTCGTCGTTGCTGAGGAAGTACAGCGCCGTGAGGCGGTACCGGCGACCGGGCCGCATCCCTCGCAGGGAGCGGCGCAGGATGCCCGTGTTGGTGCCCACGAGGACCGTCGGCCAGAACGCCTGGAGTTCCGAACCGTTCGCCATGTTCACGCTGGTCGTCCCGACCACCTGCCAGCCCGCGCTCGGGGTCCCGTCGTCGCGGAACTCCGAGTGGTAGACCGGGGCACCAGGGGCGACTCGGGTCAGGATGGCGCGCGAGAACAGCACCCCCTGCGTGGTGGTGGGGATCGACCCGTTGCGCACCACCGGGATGGCCTTCAACGTGACGCTCGTCGCGGTCGCCACGAAGTCGTAGTTGTACGGGGTGGCCGTCTCCTCGTCGATGCCGGAGTGGTCGATGAACATCGAGCCCACCCCGGACAACTCGAACTCCAGCGACGTGTCCACGAGGTACGGCGTCTGCACCGACAGGCGGTACGTCGCGCCGGGGACGAGGCCCTCGATGAGCCGGAAGGCGTACGAGCCAGCACGCGCCGCCTCGACGCGCACCTGCCCGTTCGGGGACGACTGGACGCTGCCCAGCCCGGACAGTTCCCACGGCCCACCGTGCGAGGGGAAGTCGGAGGAGGTGAACCCGTTCTCCCCCTGAGTGTCCATCGGCGTCTCAGGACAGGCCGACCAGTCCGCGAGCGGGGGCGCCTCGGAGAAGAAGCACAGGTCGTCCTGGTCGCAGCCCGCCACAGCCCCGCAGGAGCCCTCCAGGGCGCGGTTGAGCCACTGCTGCCCCGCGTCCAGCGCGGCCTCGCAGGAGCCCAGCAGGAGGACGTTGAAGCGGATGTCCCGGCCCGTCTCGCGCGGCTTCGAGAACACCGTCCCGTTGCCGAGGGCTTCCTCCTGCCCGACCTCCCGCACCGAGTCCTCGATGCCCTCCACGTCCAGCGGGTAGACGCCCCAGAACTCAGCCGTGACAGGGTTCGTCGGGTCGTACCACGGCGCCTGGTCGATGACCGGGTTTCCGTACGTCTCGCCGAGCGCGTTCTCCAGCCCGTTCGTGTCCACGCACTTGCGCAGGCCGAACAGGGGCGCAGCGCCCTCGACGTACCGCTCGGCGCGCGCAGCGTTGACGATCTCGTTGCCGCCCAGGGAGTAGTACCCCGTGTATGCCACCTGTCCTCCTACCGGAACCGGACCGCGAGCGCGTCCATGACGTCCTCAGCCACGAGGGCCGGGTTTGCGTACGGCGTGACCACCTGGATCGCGCCCTGCTCAATGGTGACACCGCCACCAGCCACGCCCCCGGAAGCCATCGCCGGGGTCTTGCCCTGCGCGATGGCGGACAGCCAGCGCACGGACGGGTCGACCTGGTTGAGGTTCCGGTTGAGCGGCACGATGGCCTCAGGGCCAGCCTCACCGACGAGCGCGTGAGTGGCCCCGTTGACCATGCCGCCCGACGCGAAGCCGGGGATGTGGAACGACGGCGTCGGAATCGAGAAGTGCAGGCTCGACAACTGCTGCCCGATCCACTGGGGAATCTTGTAGAACGAGTTGATGATGCCGTCGAGGATCGTGCCGACGATGTCGCCACCGATCCCACCCGCCTTCGACGGGAGCGACCGCAGCCACGGGTAGGCGGTGTCGTTCCACCAGCCGGTGACCTTCTTCCAGCCAGCGGACAGGCCGTCGCCGAGGTGGGTCCAGACGCTCGTGAAGGCGTTGCCCGCCTGAGTCTTGCGGTCGCTGAACCACTTGCCGACCGTGGAGTTCCACCACGAGGTGACCTTCGACCACCCGGCGCTGAGGCCGTTGTTGATCGTGCCCCAGAAGGCGTTCCACTTGTCCTTCACCCAGGTGACCCGGGCGTTGAACCAGGGCACGACGGTCTTGTTCCACCAGGAAGTGACCTTCGCCCACCCCGCCGACAGGCCGTCGGTGAGGTGGCCCCAGAACTCGGAGAACTTGACCCCGACCCAGATGATCTTCGAGGTGAACCACGGCACGACCGTCTTGTTCCACCACGAGACGACCTTGTCCCACTCGGGGGAGATGTGGGACCACAGGTGGGACCAGAACGACGACCAGAACTCCCGGAACGGCGCGGTGATGCTGTTGAACCAGCCCATCACCGTCCCGGTCCAGAACGAGATGACGTTGTTCCAGGCACCCGACAGTCCTGCCATGAGGCCGTCCCAGAGGCGACCGAGCGTCTCGCCCGCAGAGCCGACCCACCCGGAGATGGTCTGCCCCACGCTCAGGAGGGCCTCGTTGATCTTCCCGGGCAGCGCCTCGAACCACCCCACCACACCGTTGAACCAGTCGATGACGGCCATCTCAGCCTGGCCGAAGTCCTCCAGCCAGCCGGTCGTGAAGTAGGTGGCGACGCTCTCCAGCCACTCCAGCGCCTGGATGACGCCCTTGATCCAGCCGACCATGTTGGAGAACGTCTTGCGGTTCTCCGGGGTGTCGAGTTGGTCGAGGAAGTCGACGAGTTCGGAGATGACGTTCTTCAACGACGACGCGAGGTCCTTCGCGTCGGAGAACCACTGCTTCAGCGCGGCCTGCCCCTCCTTGGTCCCGAGGAACTTGGCCCACTGGTCGGTCATGTCCCGGAGGTTGTCGAGGAACCCCTTGCCGGTGTCCTCGCCAGCGCCGAAGATTTCGCCGATGATGACGGCGACGTTCTTGATGATCCCCCACAGGGACCCGGCTGCCTTGGTGGCCTTGTCGAAGAACGACTTCAACGACGACTGGCCCTTGGCCGAGTTCGCCCAGTCGCTGAACGCCTTCGCGCCGTCGCTGATGCGACCGGTGACCTCCAGGACGTCGGGGGAGATGGCGCGCATGATCCCGGAGATGCCGACGAACAGGGACGTGAACGTGTCCAGGAGGTTCGTGAGGATGCCCGGCCAGGTGTCCTCGAACACGCCCAGGTTCTTCTGCATGTCCGGACCCTGGAGGGCCTTGGAGAACGAGTGACCCCAGTCGAGCACGGCCTGCGCGGCACCCCCGAGGAGGGGGATGAACTGGTCGATGCCCTTGAAGAAGTCGGCGAACAGGTCGCCCAACTCCTTGAAACTGGGAAGGATCTCCACCAACTTGTCGTCGAACTCGCTCAGGTAGGTGTTGAACAACTTCAAGCCGTTCATCTTCCCGGAGGCGTCCGAGATGTACGTCAGGTACTGCTGGATGCCGATGAAGCCAGCCAGGACGCTGCCGATGATGGGGCCGAGGGACAGGAGCGCGCCAGCGAGCGCGAAGCCGAGCGCCGAGGCGAGCGCCGTGACGACGCCAAGGAGCGCCGACACCCCAGCCACCAGGGGGCCGAGGACGGCGAGGAACGCCTCGAACGACACGAATGCGATCCCAGCGGAGATCGCCAGGCCGATGAGCCCGCCCTTGCCTGCGAGGCCCTTGACGGAGTCGCCGACCGTGGACAGGCCCGAGCCGAGCGCTCCGAGCGGACCGGAGCCTCCCGAGAACGAGGTCAACTTCTCACCGAGCGAGGAGAGTCCACCACCGATGCCCTTGAACAGCAGGTCGAAGGACTTGCCGATGCCGTTCTCGATGGTGCCGCCGATGATGCCGACGATGTTCAGGAAGTCGTTGCGCGAGCCGCGCAGGCGACCGATGAAGCCGCGCCGCCACCGGTTCCCGGCGTTGTCACCGGAGGTCGCCATGTGGTGCTCGGCGTCCTCGCCGACCCGCTCGAAGATGGTCTCCAACTTCTTGCCGGACCGCTTCTCGAACTCGTCCCAGAAGGCGTTCGCCCCGATGGCGGCAGCCTTCTCCGCGTCCTTGGCGAGGCTGTGAGTGTCGTAGCGGACGGTGACGTACGCCTCACCGATCTCCTCGCCCAGCGCCACGTCCGTCTCCTCTCCGGGTTAACCCCGGGTTAGGCCCGGGGCTGGTGTTGTCCAGCCCCGGGGCTCATCATCCCATCGCAGCCCTGAACAGGGCCATCTCCGCGTCAACCTCCGCTTGTGTGATCGCCCTGGTGTGGCCGTTCTTCCGCCAAGTGAAGGGCATCTCCAACCGGGTCACGAGTTGCTCAGGGGTCGTGTCAGGGTTGGAGCCCCACTTCACTAGGAGCGTGAACGCGAGGTTGCAGAACCGGCGCGGCGGGAGGTCGAGCGCTGAGGGCGCTCCGCGCTCGGCGAGGTGTCCGTCGACCGCCGCCCAGTTCGCTGCGCAGAACGCGACGAGCCGGACGGCGACTCGGTAGGGCGGGAGGACCAGCGCTCCGTCAGGTCCTCGTACAGGTCGAGAATCTCGTCGTCCTCGACGCCGGAGCGACGGTCGAGGAGGACACTGCGGAACCGGGCAGCGTCGTCCTCGTCCATGAGGTTGACGAGGAAGTTGATCGCCATGCCCACCTGGCGCATGACGTTGAGGTTGTCCCCGTTGATCGCCATAGCCATGTAGGCCATCTGCGCGGTCGTCGGCTCGTAGAAGCCGTACTCCTCGCCGTGGAACTCGATGAACGACTGCTCGTCCCGGCCTTCCTCGCCCGAGGCGACCCGGCTCGTGACCTCGTCTGCGAACTCTGTGCTCATGCTGCTCTCCAGTGATACGTGCCCTTGGGGTGCTGTTGCCCCCCAGCACACAGTACCTAGTGCTGGTACTTCCTCACGGTCCGCCGCATGGCGTCGATGAGGAACGGGTTGGCACGCTGGCCGTGAACGGCCTTCTTGTAGGTGGTGATGTTGCCCTGGGTTCGCCCGACCGGCATCCACTTGCCGCCGTTCGTGATGAACCCAGCGCCCTGCCCAGCGGTGCCCTCGGAGACCCACCGGCCGTAGCGGACGCCGATGCTGACGGTGCGACCGCAGCCGTACTGGTTCGCCCACTGGTGCCGGTCCTTGATCGACTCCGCGAGCGCGCCCGTGCGGCGAGGGGCGGTCAACTGTGCGAGGAACACGACCTCGCGGGTGAAGCCTCGGGCGTCCTTGCGCACGAGGCCGTCCGCCCGGAGCGTGTACCCGTAGATGGTCTTGCGCCGGATGCGGATGCGGATGCCCTTGACGGCCATCAGGTGCCGACCGAGAACGTCCAGATGCCGCCCACGCGCCCACCGTCAGGACCGAACGGCACGTACGTCCCGAGCGCGACGTCCCAGTCGGGCGGGGTGTTGCAGCAGGCGATGGCCTTCTTCATCGCCTCCATGTCCGCCATCTGGAGCCGCACCGCCTCGAACTGCGCCTCCAGGCTCGGGGGGTTGCCCCGGGAGTCCTTGAACACCGGAGCGCAGCGCAGGACGCCCATCTCCAGGGTGTACGCCATCGGGGCCGCGCAGGGGGTCCAGGTGTCGTCCTCCTGGGGGAACTGGCGCGAGGGATGGGTGGCGACCAGGCGGACCCACGCCATCCCGTCGTCGCCGTAGTCGTTCGCGAGGTTCTGCCCCGGCAGGAGGCCGCAGAAGCAAGTCTCCGGCAGCCCATCCGCTTCGATCTGCTCGCACAGGCACTGCTGGTACATCGCCATCAGGGTCGTGATGGGCGCGTCAGTGAACTCCGCCGTCGCCATCAGGCGCTCCAGGTGGTGCGCCGCGTCACTCTCCGCTGAGGCGAGTAGACCTGCGACTTGGCGGTGACGAGGAACGGGTTCACCATGCGGATGTAGGCGTCCACCTCGCGGATGCCGGTGATGTTCCCCGGGAACGCCCCGGAGGCGATGTCCATAGTGACGCCCTGCCGGGTGATCGACACGACGTTCGGGGGCAGCGCGCACTCACCGTCACCGCACGCCTTCGCGTACTCGACAGCGAGACGACCGGCAGCCGCAGCGCCGATCCCGTCCACCGGGATGCCCTGCGTGTAGGTGACAGCGAACGACCCTTCCGCGTCCGGCCCGGCGTTCATGTCCTGGCAGATGGGCCAGGAGCCGCCGTCCGTGCGCACCAGGCGGTTGCCGTTGTCCACCCGGTACGCGGCCGGGGCGAGCGTGGCTCCGTCGATGGTGACCTC